AACCAAAATCATGAGGTTCTTTATTTGCAGGGGTAACACAAAAATTAGTTTTTTCAACTTTTCCGTTTTTTGTAAGAGATACTGCTTTGTGAACTAAATAATCTTGATCAAAAGGAATTATATAACCTGCACTTAATGAATCTAAAAAAGGCATACAGGTTTTAACTGTGTGTTGAGTCATATCAAGTTTATTAAATCTTGCCATTTTTTTATATTCATCAGGAATGAATCTAGAAGCTGGTTGTGGATGTGGCCATACATCAACCATATCTTGTTTTATGGCACAAAAAGTAATTTTTTTATCAAACATATTTATATCTTCCTTTAAGGTAGCCAAGTATCATAACGAGATCTACGTTCGTTTTCTAAAACTTTTTGTACAAAATTAAAAGACATTGTTCTTCTAATTTTTCCTTTTGGTTTAGTTTTAAAAGGCATTACCATGTGTTGGTGTTTTGCTTCAAATATATAAAATTCTCCAACTTTAGGTTCTGCCCATGTAGTTCCTATGCTATCGTGTGAAATAAAACCTAGCATTCCATCTTTAAATTTATGAGGATCTTTTGTATCATTAATATATTCAGGAACTTTTAAAAATAAAACTGTCGACCATCCTGTTAAATCATGGTGAGTATGCGGAGGATTGTACTCTCCTTCTTTCATATCATTAACCCAACAACTTAAAATTTCTAAACCTTTGTTTCCTTCAAATAAATTTACTTTCTCTAAAGTATCTATGTAGTCAGTTAGACAATCAGTAATGCTTTTAAAGATGTTGGTAGATTGTATTAAATTAGTAAACTCTAATTCAGAATCTAACCTACCCGCCAATCTATGACCAAAAGAATTTAATTTACTTTTTTCTTTTTCATATTGAATATTAAGATCATTTACTTCTTCTAAAGGTAAATTATAACATTTTAATATTCTCCCAAATACAGTTGTTTTTGCTTTCATTAATACTGCTCTCTTCCTTGTAAATATCCTATTCCTAAATTAGAAGCATAAGTAATTCTTAAATTATCGGTTAAATTTGCAGAAACTGAATGAGTGGTAGAAGTAGGAAACATTAAAACGTCACCATTTTTTACTTTTACTATTTTTGCAAAGTTGGTAAACAAATTATCTTTATCTTTCTTTTTAATTAATTGCCAAGAAGATTGTTTGTGAAAAATAAATTCTGCATTACTTTTTTCAACGTCAACAAAATAAACAATTGATAAATGCCCAGGTCCATGAAAATGAGGGGCTGCAAAATTATTTTTTTTATACCAATTAATCCAACAATCTTGTATTTCTAATTTAGGTACATCAAAATTTTCTTGTATAGTAAAGTCTTGTATAATTGTTCTTAACTTTTGAGATAGAATAGAAATAGAACCATATTTTATATGAGTATCCCAGGCTGTCCTGTT